GCAGATGAAGAAAGTCTGGCACGACGAACGTAGGGCTAAGGAAGCTGCGTATCGTGAGCAGCAAGAGGCTATTGACTACGCTCGTCGGGTCACTGAAGAAAATCAACGGCTAAAGAAACAATATGCCGCTGGGGAAGTAGAATACGCAGCAACTGCTACTAACGCTGCCGAGTTACGCCTAGACGCTGCTAAAAAAGCTTACCGTGAAGCATATGACTCTGGCGATGGCGATAAGCTTGTAGATGCCCAACAAGCGATGCAGGAAGCAACATATGAGTTGCGGGAAGTAAAGAAATTTAAAGCACCTACTTTACAACAGCAAGAAAACGCAGTACAACAGCAACAAGTACCACAACAACAGCAAGTTACCCCACCTGATCGTAGAGCAATGGCGTGGCAAGAGCGCAATAGCTGGTTTGGTCAAGATGAGGAAATGACAGCAGCGGCGTTAGGTTTACACGAAAAGCTTAAACGAAATGGTGTCGTTGTTGGGTCGGATGATTATTATGCGACATTGGACAAAACAATGCGCAAACGGTTTTCGGAAAACTTTGAGTCTTCTGAAACAGAAACGAAGGCTGACCAGCCCCGTACAAAATCCAGCACTGTTGTAGCACCGGCTACGCGCAGTACTTCACCTAATAAAGTGAAGTTAAGGGCTAGTCAAATCCAAATTGCCAAAAAACTTGGCTTGACCCCTGAGCAGTATGCCCGCGAAGCAATTAAACTGGAGAATTAAAATGGCTGAAAATAAACTTACCCGTGAGTTAGAAACCCGTGCAGTTCAAGAGCGTCCCAAGCAGTGGACTCAACCTGAATTGCTACCTGAACCAGATAAACAGCCGGGTTTTGATTACCGATGGATTCGAGTTGCAACGCTTAATGTAATGGATGCCCGCAATTACTCTGCCAAAATCAGGGAAGGCTGGGAGCCATGCAAGTTAGACGAGCAACCAAAGTTTCAACTGCTAGTCGATCCCAATAGTCGATTTAAAGACAATATTGAGATTGGCGGGTTATTACTCTGCAAAACCCCGAGCGAGTTTGTTGTCCAGCGTAACAAATATTACCAAGACCAAACACGCGCTCAAACGGATGCTGTAGATAATAATTTAATGCGCCAAAGCGACCCAAGGATGCCCCTCTTTAAAGAGAACAAATCCTCGACAAGTTTTGGTAAAGGTTCTTAAATTTAACTCAGGAGTCTTAAATGGCTTATCCTACTGTTGACAAACCTTATGGTTTGAAACCGATCAATTTAATTGGCGGTCAAGTCTTTGCAGGCGCGACTCGTCAGATGGAAATTGCATCGGGCTATGCTACTAACATTTTTTACGGCGACCTCGTTAAACGCATTTCCGATGGCACAATCGAAAAGGACACCGGTACGACTACGGCTACTCCTGTCGGTGTGTTTCTTGGTGTAATTTTTACAAACAGTTCGACTGGTCAAGTTCAACAACAGCAATTTTATCCAGCGAGTCAGTCAATTAAGTCTGGCACAAAGATTTTTGCAGTCGTTGCAGATGATCCAGATACGTTGTTTCAGGTAGTTTCTTGTTCTGCAACTACAGTTGTTGCCGGAATGGGCATTTCTGCTATTGGTAATAACATTGCTTTGATTCAAAACGCTGGTTCAACCACTACTGGTAACTCAGCAGTGGCTATTGATGAAGGCACTCAAGCTACTACCAATACGCTGCCTATCCGCATCATTGATGTGGTTCGTGAAACAGCAACAGGCGCTGATACATTTGTTGAGTTTATTGTCAAGATAAATGCAACTATGCACCAGTACAACAACTCTACTGGCGTATAAGGAGCTAAATCATGGCTATTTCACGCGCACAACTACTTAAAGAGCTGCTTCCCGGTCTGAACGCTTTGTTCGGCATGGAGTATGCAACCTACGGCGAACAACACAAAGAGATTTACGAAACTGAATCTTCAGAGCGTTCGTTTGAGGAAGAGACCAAACTGTCTGGCTTTTCAGCCGCACCTGTTAAGAACGAAGGTTCTGCAATTGCGTACGACAATGCTCAGGAAGCTTGGACTGCACGTTACAACCACGAAACTATTGCACTAGGGTTTTCCCTAACAGAAGAAGCAATTGAAGATAACTTGTACGACTCACTATCGGCTCGTTATACAAAATCGCTTGCTCGCGCAATGGCGTACACCAAGCAAGTTAAAGCTGCTTCTGTTCTTAACAACGGCTTTACCGCCGGTTATGTTGGTGGCGATGGCGTTGTCTTGTTTAGTACATCACATCCGTTGGTGTCTGGTGGCGTTAACAGTAACACCCCAGCAGTCGCTGCGGATTTGAATGAAACTTCGTTGGAAAACGCTGTTATTCAAATCGCTGCATGGACTGATGAGCGTGGCTTGTTGATTGCTGCTAAACCCAAGAAGTTGATTGCTCCTCCCGCACTACAGTTCGTTGCAACTCGTTTGCTCGAAACCAAACTGCGTACAGGTACAACCGACAACGACATCAACGCGATTGAGAACAACGGTTCGATTCCAGATGGTTACACCATTAACAACTATCTGACCGACACCAATGCTTGGTTCTTGACCACTGATGTGCCTAACGGCTTGAAGCACTTTGTTCGTACACCCCTAAGTAATTCTATGGATGGTGATTTTGATACAGGCAACGTGCGTTACAAGTCACGCGAACGTTATTCGTTTGGCTGGTCTGATCCGTTGGGAATGTTCGGTTCGCCCGGCGCTTAATTAAATTAAGGGGCGCACAGCTAAAGGTCGTTGCGCTTAAAAGAGTACCCTAAGAACCGCCCTTAATTTAGACCCCGCTCAAAAGGTGGGGTTTTTTACTGCTTGCATTTATTATATTTTGGGTTATTATTGCCTTACGACTAGGACTAAATGCCGTATCAACCCGCCTAGGGGACGATGCACAGATGATACGGTGACTTGTGCATAAAGGATTCCATCATGGGTTTCGCTACACACCTCGGTCCGTGGCTGCTTGGTACTGTTAAAAATACGACTGGCACGACGGTCGGTACAATTGAAAATCTCGGCGCTACAATTGTCAGCCAAACATTCAAAAAAAATTACACTGGTCAAGCTGCTTCAGCTACAACCGATACTATTTGTGTATTGCCAGCAGGCGCACAGATTGTAGATATTTTTGTTGACACCCTCGTTGCTTTTACAGGTTCGACTGCCGCCAACTTAACCATTGGTGATGGCACAACAGCTAACTTGTATTGGGCAACCTCTGACATTACGACTCAAGGTCGTTTGGCAATTACCAACGCTGCATCAAAACTGGCAAACTGGGCAGGCGCTACTTCTACTGCATCGCCAAACGGTATTGGTATTGGTCCAACAGACGTTAAAGTTATTGCTACGCTGACTCCTACTGTTGCCGCCGTAACTGCTGGTACTGTTCAGTATACGGTTATGTATGTGGTTGCCAACTCAAACGGCGCACAGTTCCCAGCGTCAGCTTAATCTTCTAAGGGGGTTCGCCCCCGTTTAAACTTTGGGAGATTATTATGATGCAAACTGACGTCAAAGCCGGACACCTAAACAACACTGGATTTATGTTGTTAGGTCGTACGCGGCTCAAAGCATTGTCTGTAGTTGGCACTGCTACTGCGGGAACACTTGATGTTTTTGATACAACAACTGCGCCGGTAACAACGGCAACCTATGCTCGTTCTGGTACAACCGTTACGGTAACTAGCACTGCTCATGGGTTATCAACTGGTGATGTGCGTGGCTTTGCTTTTGCAACTGCTTCTGGTTCGTCTGCAACAAACGGTAATTACACAATTACCAAGACAGGCGCAAACACTTTTACCTTGACTGACATTAACTCCGGCACAATTGCGGCAAGTACAGCTATGTCGTACTCAACGCTTTGGTTGTGTTCGTATGATACAGGCGCAGGTGATTTGTTCGGTAACTTTGCATTGATTCCGGGCGAAGGCATTCTTGTGCAGAACGGCATTTACATGATTATGACCAACGTTACATCTGCAAACATTTATTATGGCTAAGAAAACCCCCTCCCTTGCTATTGGTCGTGGTGAAAAGCTACCGGTCAAACAGGGGGCG